AGCGATTCTCTTTCCACGGAAGCATCTGCAGATTATTTATGTGAGCAATCTCACATGCCGGGATTTTCTTTTCAAATCCCTCTTTCACTGAAATCTTATGATCTAGCTGATACCCACCTCTTATCCCACATTTCCTTCTAGGAAGATTGTGTGGATTGATAATCTGCCTGTTTGCTCGGTAGATCATCTCTGTTGCGCTCTGAACTAGCAAACGATATTGCTTGAATTCAGACTTCAATGGGTTCCAGCGGTGATGCTTTGGTCCACGAACACCGCTTGTCGGCTTTGGTACTCCAAGTTGTGCTGTGCTAATTCTGAGTCGCACATCCAAGGACTTTGTTGTTCCTGTGTGTGACAGACTCATTTTTAGTTTTGTTGCCTCAGAAAGTTTTACACGATCTGAACCAGCAAGCCCCTTATTCCAGGGCGCATTATAATTCGACATAATAAAGAAAATTTATTCCTTAAAATTTCCCGACAATTTCGTCGAAGCTGACCCCCGTCCGAACCGCAACAAAATTGAGTTGTATAAAGTTGATCGAACGCGCCGGTTTCACATAGATGTCACCAACGAACTCGTTGCGGTCGATGACCTCAGGAGTGTTGTTGGTGGTATCAGCGACCACGCGGTAGTCAAAGATACCTCTGCGACCCTGAACGTCACGGAGGAACGGCTCCACCAATGCGACAAACGCTGCGCGAGTGAATTCATCATTGAATTCAAACAAGCTGAACTTCGCTGCGCGGGCGATGGCTTTTTCCAACACGATGAACAAGCGGCGAACATTGATACGATCAAATGCGCTTGGCTTGCTTTGGAGTGTCTTGTCTCCATACAACACGGTACCATCACCAGGGAATGTAACCACTGGGTTGATGCCGTTCTTATAAAGAGTGTCACGGAAGGCCTTGCGTGGGTTCCAAGCTAGTTTCACAACATTCTTGATCTGCCCACGGTCAAATCCACCCGGTGAGAACCATGGGTCTCGGGTTGTATCTGTGCGAACACAGAGACCAGCGATATCCCCGTTCAGTGGGATGTAGCGGTAGGTGTCATTATACTTGTCATACTGGTACTTCCAACCACTGTCCATGACCGCGTAGGAGGAGGTCGACAAGGTGTTGCGATAAGCGACGATGGCATCCGCCTCGGCGTCCACGTTGTCAACCACAGTGGAACGAGGAGGTGACACAAAGGCTACGCAGTCCTTGCGTGTCACAGCTACGTTGTCAATCACGTAGTTAGCGAGTGTTGCATCGGTGTTTCCGGTGATGAGCAACGACACGTCAACGGTATCAGCATCGGCGTAGAGGTCCCATCCACGCGCTTTGTCTCCGGTCGAAACGGCTTGGTCACTTCCACCAACCAAAGACAGTCTCTCCGCAACAGTCACGTTCGTAAACGTGGTGCTGAGAGCGGTGTTGCCCCAATTGGTTCCGAGTGGGTCATGGTCGCCCCAGTAAATCCAGCGTGAGGTATTGAAGATCACGACTGGGTAGTAGAGTGAAGAACCATCTGCGGTCTTGGCATCGGAGGCCTTGGACACGAATGCAAATTTTTCGAGCACGGTATCTGCTGCACCAGTGATTCCAGCATCCTCGTCGACCACAATAACGTGGAGTTCATCGTTGGCTCCGAGGCGAGACTCTGTGTAGTCTGACGTGCCCGGAGGACCGTCGAATTCATCCCAATACTCCCACTGGCGGAGGATCGAGGTGTTGGTGGTAATTGCTACGGTCAATCCGCTGCCGATGGTGATGTAGGTGGCGTTTGCGGAAACCACTGTGATATAGGGGTTGGTCGCAAACTTGACCGTGTCACCCGGTCGCACAAAGGCGGCCGTATTGCCTGTTGTGGGAATGGTCGTGGCTCCGATAGCTGCGGTCTGAGCATATTGTCCAGTTTGAACGGACACGTTGCTGGCGAACACGTCAGCGGAACCGCAGACAGAGACCTTGAGGTTGTTGCCCAACGCTCCTGGGTACCGTGCGGCGAAAGAACCAAAATCACCTTGTCCAGCAAAGTAGCTGTTCTCGTAGACCACTTCGTTCTTGATCGTAACTGGTGCGCCCGCGGTCGTGTTGGCAACAGCGTTTCTTGAGAGAGTGTTGGCTGCACGAGTGAGGAGAAGGCTGTTTCCATAAGCCAAGAAGTTTGCTGCACTGAAGAATGATACGAAGGTATTTGAGTTGGGGTTACCAAATCGTGTAGCTAATTTCACTTCCTGGTCGACGGCAAAACGGGTATCAACCGGTCCCCAGACAAATTCTCCAACAAATGCCCCAATGGTCGTTGAGACGGTTGGGACGATGGTTGTGAGGTCGACCTCACTGACATTAACGCCCGGGCTTAATTGAAAACTCATTGTTCACTCTCCTTTATTCGGGTTCTCTTCTTTGTTTCACTGATCCGCAGTCTTGTAACGTTGGAGTGCTTATGACCGAAGAACGGGTTTAATTTTCCCACCCTCGTTTTTCCTAATTCCGATGCTACACGCCTAGATTTTTCGGTGGACGATCCTGTTGGATTATTGATCTGTCCTCGTCTTGCCGAACTAATTTTCAATCTCGTCTCAGGAGATTTCACTGATCCCAGTTGCCCTCTCCTGTAATTCTCACGAGCAATCAATGATCGTTTGATACCTTTGTGCCAAAAACCTCCAGCCCGAATGGCTTCGAGGTTAGCATCTGCCATACTGATTTGACCTGATAGTGCTTTCCATGCCAATTTATCTTCCCACGAACCATTATATTCCCATAAAATCTGATGGACTTGGGCATGTTGCTCAATAGTCAGAAGAACAGTATTAGAAAGGCCATTAAACCCCTTCAGGGAACCAAATCTCTTTCTCCATTCATGCCTGGGAATTATGTGGTGTCTGTGGATCATAAGGGTTTCCTTCATACTATTTATGATTCGGAAGACCTATCTTTCGCCTCGGCGGATATAGTCGTTGGACTTGACCCCGGTGTCACCTGGGTACATTTTGTTCACCTTGACCCATAGGTCATTATCTTCCATAAAGGCGTCCTCTTCCAGCCCGTCGTCAATAATACCAAATGGCACCAGGTCCTCGTCAATACGAGCATTCTGGTCGTCCTCAAGGGCTTTCCGTATGTCCACACCCATGCCCTGAGACTCACGGATATACTTTTGGGTCATCAGCCAGGCGAACATGACCAGGCACATGACCAGGTCGTCATGGTATCCCTCTTCAGCTTTGTAGGTCTGAAGTTGCTGGGTAAAGGTGGACAACTCCGAAATCGTATCGAAATCGGTCACCAAGAGCTTGTCCTGCTCGATAAAGGTCTTGAGGTTCAGGCACCCGATGCGCTTCACCGATTCGGTCATACGGAGCCCCAGGCGCATCTGTTTCTTGAATCCTCCGCTAATCTTGGCCCCCTGTGACCCGCTTTTCATGGTGGATTCAAGCTTGAAGATATTCTCATATTCGAGGTCATAGTGCAGGAGGTCGACTACCTGCTGTCCGTTGTCGTTGATCTCCACGAGGATAAAGGCATGGTTGTATTTGACTGCCGCGTTATACAGGAAGTTGGGCAGAATGATGGGCGACACTGTATGGCTCTTGTACCGTGCCACACACCGGTAGGGTATGTTGGTGATGTCGATGACCCAGAACGCCGAGGCATCCTGGTCCAGACCCCGTGCCGGGTCGCAAGCGATTACATAGGTATGATTCTCCTGTGGGTGCTCATAGACACTCCAATTGTCCTCGGCGAAAATAGGTTTCGTCATGGCCAGCGTAGCCAGCTTTTCACCGGAGATAAGTGTACCAGATGACCCCAAGAATTCGCACATGACCTCCTGTCGAAATTTGACAGCACCCAGGGCTCGCTTTTGTTCCTCATACCAAGCTTGGTCCCGCGAAGGTATCGCATTCCAAGGATACTGAACAGGAATAAAGTCATTGGTCTTGTTGATCGCCTCGGTCCAGAACTTGTAATAATGATTCATGCCGAACGGTGTTGAGGCAATTAAAATCTTAGTGTCTTTTCCTGACGATATTGTTGGGTAGATAGAAGTAAAGAAATCTTCTGCAATATTGTTAGGTACGTGAGCAAATTCGTCTAGGAATACGATGGACAATGAATATCCTCGAATCGCGCTGGAACTGGTCGCTGCAGCGAGAATGCGCGAACCGTTCTCTAGGGTGATTGAACGCTTGTTCCATTCGGCGATGCCCTGCTGGAGCCACATGGGAATAAATTCGTACATGAACTTGAGGCGACCCAAGATTTCCTGGGCCATTTCCGCTTTGTTGGCGAGAATCGCGCAGACCTTGTTGCTGTTGAACAGGATATACCACAGGAAGAATGCGGCGGTCGACGTGGACTTTCCCATCTGTCTGGGTAACTTCACAATGACCTTGCGCTCGCAAAAGTAGGTCTCGATAATCTTTTCCTGGAAGTCCCACATGTCGAAATTGATTACACCACGGTCCACATGGACAATCTTGCAGTACTTCTTGATAAAGTAGACGGGGTCCTGTGAGCACTTGACCCACTCAGAGACTTGATCCTGGGTGAACTGGACCTTGACTCCCACTTGCTTGAGCTTGGGGTTCTTGAGATAGAACCCGTTGGGTACGGGCTTGACTTTGAAACTAAAGGCGTTGGGTTTCTTTTTAGGTGTTGGCTGCATAGGTCACCTGCGCCGTGATGGTGTTGGCCTCTCGTTGAGCACGTTCTGCTCGCTTGAGTCTCACCAATTCAGCCAGTTCGCTTGTCGATCCAACAAACACCGAATTCTCGAAGTGGTTGTGGACCTCACCGGAAGAATCTTCCTGTGTAAGCACTTGTTCAGACTGGTGGCTGCCCATGAGGTCCTGGTGCATCTCAGCCAACGACTTGAGCATGTTATTGACGACTTCATACGCCCTAGGTTTCCCAGAGGCTTTCGCAATCGCCAACATCTCAGTGATTGCGGTGGACAGTTGCGCCATTGATTGTCGAATATACGTGCGGGACTCGTTGGCGTCCTGCTCCACGGTATTGTTCGCATAGTGTGTGAGATCGGGCGCGGGGACGACCATAAGGTCGCCCTGAATCTCGGAGGAGACGGTGGGCACGTCGACGTCCAGGATTTCGTTGAGCTTCGTTTCTAGTGACATAATCTATTCACCTGTTATATCGTATCGGGGAATTCAGAGATATTTGTGGTGTAGCCGTAGTCTGAATCGGCATTGGCCGTGATTGGTTTCTGGTAAATCCAAATTTCCGCATCCTTGATATTGGCAATCTCAATACTCTCCACGTTCCAATGCGACCCAGAGACCAATCCCCAGACATCATCGTTCGCCCTGAGTACCCCAGTCATTCCAGTAAGAATGAGCGTGTTGGAATTTGCGTTCCACGAATACACAGCACCCGTGATATTTCGTTCGGGTTCTCGCACAGCCTCCCGATCCTGAAATGTACCGAATCCATTATTGAGCACGACCTTCTGAAGTGTCCTGTTATTGATATCCGTGTAAAGATTCGCGTAGACTCCTCCGCTGATTGCAGCATTGGCGTTCGCCACATTCGCTGACACGCCTTTGATGATGGCGGTGTTGTCTATTGGTCCAAAGATGTAGCCCTTGAGCGTGAATTCAAGGTCCCAGGTGACAATACGGGTGCCATCGGGCATCGCGCTCTCATAGTCTACCTTCTCGGTGATCGACTTGAGAATGATGGGTATATCCTTGACAATCTCCAACTCCTGAGAGACTTCGGCACTGATGGTGTAATCGGGCAAAAAGAACGGAAGGATTTGTTCAACGATCTGGAGTCCGTCGGTAATATTTCGCACGTAGACCGACACACTGAAATCAAAGTTGTAGGGGACACCCACATATTGAGTTTGTGGGGTTTGTGTGTTGGCTGAATTGCGAACCCGATGGCGGATTGTGGACTCCTGTTTGCGTGACTGGTCATAGGTCAATGACATCAGTTCAAAGCTCATGCGCGGAAGTGTGATCATGACCGTCTTGGTGAGTGTGGGGTCCATGCGGAGACTGGTAAGCCATTTTTCCTTCGGGCCATAAAGGATGGGTACCTTCTGGCGCTCTTTCTCTGTGCCCGCTTCGGTCTCACGAACAACGAAAATATCGTTGAACAAAGAACCCATGAGGACGACATACTTGCGAATGGTGTTGTGGAAAAATGGTCTGTGCCCTAGCATTTATGGATTTCCGAATGGATTGGATACGTCAAAATCCAATATCGCATTCGCCTCTGTTTCGATTTGCTTGTTATCGCTTGGGTCCTCAAACTGTGCGCCCGATGGGGTATCGGTATCCAGCGTAGACATAATCCACTGAGCCCCTGAGTTTGCTCCAATGACGTTCGCGGTATTTGAGAACAACCCATTGACGAGATAGATTGACAGCGTGGTGTTACCAGCATCCCAGGTATGTGCGGTTCCAAAGGCGTTCGCTGCAGCGATATTTGCCCCCTGATAGACCAGTTCGTTGTTCGCCACGTCAAAGGTACCAGTACCCGTTGTGAGCACCAAGTTCGTGAGTTGATAGTTTTCGATGATTTCCTCGTCCACTTCGGAGACTCCGGTTTGAATTTGTTCGTTGGAGAACACAAACTGCTTGAGTTTCAGCACATAGACATACACGTTGCCACCGCGACCACGGCCGAGGGTGTGGAACATGGCTTGCTGATTCTCATGCTCGACGTGCAGGATTTCAAAGAAGTTCTGCAGCAAGGGAACGAATATGAGGTCCCCTTCACGCGGGCGTACCATCGAGGGAATCGTGAATTGAAAACGACGGCGTGAAACTAATAGGGTCATTTCGTCGCGTATTTCAAGTCCAAACTTACTGATAATATCCTGGTCACCTTCCATGCCCATGACGTTCTCAAGGTACATTTCAATGGTGTAAGCGGAACCAAAAGACTTGAGTTGTTCTTCACCCAACAGCGGATCGATTTGGTCCCTCGATTCGCGCGGCAGGTAGTAAATATCCATACCGTGAATCTTCAGCGACTCGATCACTAGGTCCTCAACGAGCAATTGCTCTGAGGTCACTTGTTCGGGGAAAAAATTAAAATAGTGATTCGTGGGCATGTTATCCTAGTGGTTCAGTAAGCAAATGATTCTTTGGTTTTCCGTTTGGTTGCTGAGTCTCTTTCCCCGCAGCAATGGGAAGACACACCACGGTGGCGCTAGTAAAATCCTCCATCCCTGATTCTTTCAGGTCCCTCATAAGCGCGGGAGCCACACCCTTCGCAATGCCCAGACACTCGGCTCTTTCTGAAAATTCATCGAAGATCACAAAGAGATTGACATTCGGATTCGCGGTACTCAATATCCCCCATAGAATATACGTCAGAACAAAGGGAGTCACGAAAAACTCGATCCGCAGCCACAGGTTGTCTTTGCGAGCGGATTCTTGATTGCAAACCCAGAACCCTGCAGAGAACTCACGTAATCGACTTCTGATCCAGAAATCAGAGGCATACTTTGTGGGTCTACAATAACCTTGATGCCGTCCTTTTCAATGACAGTATCTTCCTCGGTGATTGCTGGTTCCAATTTCATACCATAGGAGTATCCAGAACACCCGCCGCCCTTGACATAAATTCTGAGTCCAACGGCCGCTGGGTCGTCAGCCATAAATTCCTTGATAGTTTTTGCTGCGGATTCGGTCACAGTGATCATACTTTAGCCTCCTGTTTTTCACGATAATTCGCTAACGCTGCTTTGATCGCGTCTTCTGCAAGAACCGAACAGTGAATCTTCACTGGGGGCAAATTCAACTCCGCCACAATATCCGTATTTTTGATCTGCCCAGCTTCCTCAAGCGTCTTGCCTTTGAGCCATTCTGTGGCCATGCTGCTCGATGCGATTGCGGACCCACAGCCAAAGGTTTTGAACTTGGCATCCTCAATGACGTCGTTGGACACACGAATCTGCAGCTTCATCACGTCACCGCATTCGGGGGCGCCCACCATTCCGGTGCCCACATTGAGGTCACCCTTGGGCAGACTTCCCATATTGCGGGGGTTATTGAAATGGTCGAGAACCTTATTGGAGTAAGACACGTTCGTTCCTATCCAATGAAAAAGTCGTTCGGCAACACGTTGAGCTTGAACATTTCCTCTTCAAGTTCCTTGATTTCTGTCTTTGCCTCATCAAAAATAATTTGTCCGTTGAGCACAATCCCACCCGGCATCTGCACACCACCAAACTTTTTCAGGTTGGTGCCAAATTGCCTCTTGATCAGAGCGCACCCATATTTCTTGAGCCATCGGTCATTCCATACGTCAGTGTTGCCCACTTGGTACACCGAGAGTCCGGTCTCCGTGGAGACAAGGGTCGTCAGCACATTCATCGTGGTCGCATTGGCTAGAAAATCTACGGTCGTCGCAATGTCGCCCCCAGTATTCGCAATGATGATTTCGTCACCCCTGAAGAACGCGGAGTCAAACGTGGCTCCGTAGCTGGTGATCGTATTCGATCCCGCAGTTGTATTCGCGGTGCCCGCGAAGTCGATACGCTCTGGATTCATGGTCGCATAGCATTCCATGACCACATAGGTTCCGACCTGTGCGACTGCTTCCCAATCAATGTCCAAGTTCAGGCGATTGCGGTGTCTGTGGAATCGGAACTGTGGTGTACCCGAGAACAGAATCTGCATGGTCCTGAGGTGCTGCATCGTGATCGTATAAGGTACATAGCTGACACTCGTAAAATCATAGAGGTCATGGAGACGCAACTGGTACCTGAGGTCGAACATATTGACACTCGCAGCCGAATCATCAAACGGCATAACTGCTGTCACACCAATAATACGATTGGGTATCAGGATATACTTGCGGTCCCGGTCCTGCTGAGTGATGCGGTGCTTGAGGTACATTTTTTCTGAACCGTCATAGTGATAATCTTGATAGAACTCCAGTGCCTCGTCAACACGGTCCTCGACCTGGTCGTCGTCCAGGTTCAGGTCGATCACGGGCCAGCCATTCTGGCGCTTGCAGTAATCAATAAATTGTGCGCGTGTTGCTGGAATTGACATGTGTA